TTCGTCTAGGTGCATATTGCGTTCTCGTAGTGTGGCAAGCTCTACTTCTAAAGGTAGAATGTAGTCAGAAACCCTTTCTTCTGACCCTTGTTGATCCTCTTCCAAAGAAGGCTTACGAGCTATGAGCTGGTCAAGATCAACAAATACTTCTGTCCTACCTGTCTTCTTGTTTGTACGGGTTGGCCAGCCTTCCCGAATTTTGCGCTTACGCACTGACTGGACTTGGATGTTGATGGCCTTCCCTACCTCTTTATAAGTGTACCAGCCTTTGTTTGTGGAATCTAAGTCCTCCTCAACTACGGGCAAGACCTCTGTGTTATTTGTCTCAACAGCTTCAGTCTTCTTCATGTTGGCCTTGTATTCCTTGGTACAAACTCGGCAGTAAGACTGTAGCCCGTCCTTAGAAGAACTGCTTTTATTAAACTCAGAGGACGCCTTGATTGTCCAGCACCTAACGCACTCTTTTGTGATATGTTGAACCTTGATGGACGGCCACACAAACCTTTCTCCACACAAACCTTTCTAAGAAGTCCTTTGGGGACTTACTACGATACCATTTGTGTCCGTTCTTAGCTCGCCACTCACCAGTGCTAAGCCGATAGTAGTAGCTATCCTCCACTAAAACATCAGAGGGTATCTTTGTATCGCCCAGACTACCTACGAACTTGACCTTAGCTCCCAAGTCCAAAAGAGCTTGAAGCTCTTCCAAGCGAGATAGGTTGTTAACAGCATGTTTGTTCTGAGCAGACTCAAACAAAGGGGTATCCGAGGCTAACATCTTTTTAACGGTTGTCTTTGAGATATAGTCGGTCATCATCACGCAAGCTCCTTAAGGATAAATGTCTTTGGATCGAAACGCATTCTACCACCATGTCCAATCTCAGCGCAAGGTCTATTCTTCTCTACGGCCAAGAAAGTTGTGTTGCGGTCATCCTCATCATCCGACTCTTTGTTACGACTTAGGTTGACGATGACAGAGGCACGCTGTGCAATCATCTTACAATACTTAGGGTCGCCATTGTCGTTGGTGTGAGCAATGGTCACAATCCCTACGTTAAGCTCTGCTGCCAGCTTAGAGAGGCGTACAGACAGGTCAGCAAGGATTTGCTCTTTGCCGTCCTCAGTGAGGCCAGCTACAACATCTTGGATAGGCTCAAAGAAGATGAAGCGACAACCACAAGCCTCACGAAAGAAGCGGATCTGCTCGATAAGATCATCAGCACCTTGGCCATCAGGAAGGTAGAACTGGTAGAAGTTCTCATCCTTGGTGAGGTCGATGATTGCTTCTTCGACTAGGGGGCCTGTCTCTTCGTCAATCAAGTCTCTACGGGTTACGTTGCCACCCAGATGATACGACACCAACCCTAGCAGACTACGCAACTTGGTTTCCTCAAGGTGCCAAGTCGCAAACGGAACCTTCTGTTGCAACAGATTGTATTCAAGGTAGCGCATCACCTCGGTCTTACCGACACCTGTTGGTGCCTTGATGACAGTGAAGTGACCCTGCATCAGACCCATGATCTTGTCGTCAAGAGCTTGGATACCAGTTGGAACATACTGGTGTTCTGGTGTATCCCGGTACAGGCTCAAGAACTGCTCACTGGTGTTGAGGATGTTCTCTGGTACAAACTTCTTTGCAGAGTACCAAGCAGACTTGAAGGCTGCACCCTGACGTGCATCAAGGAACTCATTGGCGTCCTTGTACTTGTCGTGTGGTACACGATACACCTTGTTGGGGAACAGGTTGGCCATCTTAGCAGCGATAGCATTACCAGCTTCGTCATTGTCTACAGACAGGATGATCTTCTCGAAGCTATCCAACCAAGAGCCACACTTCTCCCACAAAGCCTTAGAAGGGGTAGCAGAAGGTAGGGATACTACAGGATTGGTGTAGTTGCCCTTGAGCATCTGATAGGCAGACATAGCATCTACTTCGCCCTCAGTCACAGTAACGTAACGAGCAGAGCCAGCATTCCACAGGTTCATGCCGAACAACTCATCTGCTCGTAAGCCCTCTGCACTGAATGCCTTTGGGTAGTACCTGATCTTCTTGCCACCAGAGGGGTAGACATACTCTTGCTTTACTGGACCATCAGCATCCGAGTAAGTCTTTACCCCGTAGAACTCCATAGTCTGAGTGGTGATACCACGATCTGCTACAAAACCACCACTACCAACTTGTAGGCTAGTAGCTGGTCGAATGTTCTTAGGCACGTAGTTCATGTTGTTCCATGACAACTAAAGCAGTTTCCAACCATCTTCTGTGTGTTGTAGCTGAAAGCATCAGAGCTATCACAGTGTGGGCAAGGTTGGTGTGGTATCTCAGTCATTATCTTATCCTCTAGTCATTCTGTAGTTTGTTATAAGCCCTAAACCGCCAAGGACCGGAAGTATTAATTTAGCTTAGAGAGTTTTTTCTGTATGGTGTGTTCTCTAAGCCTCACATTCCTTTCCGACATATTCAGTGCTTTGGCTACCTCCACCTGTGTAAAGTCTTCGGGACCAAACCGCATCTGGAATATCTGGAAGTCTTTATCAGAGAGCTTCTCTCGCATCAAGTCCTCGACTTGCTGTACCCAAATGTATTCCTCTGTGTTGCCCTCGTACATAACCTCATCTCCCTCTAGGAGGGCTGTAGAAGCTCCCAGAGCGACTTTGAGGCTGTCGTAGGTATCACTGGTCATGTACTCTGTCACCGGGGCTTCAGAGCCGCTCCTGATAGCCTTAGCGTTCTCCCTAGTTTCAGAGGAGGGGGGTATGCTCAGGGGGCCTTGACGAAGGGATATAAAGTCCTGCATCCTCTTCCGGGCTACCATCACAAAATCACCGGGGGCTATATATCCACGGGCATCGGCCTCTAGGAGGGCTACCATACCTTCTTGCACAAGGTCATCGTACAACTCGTAACGCCGGAAGCTAGAAGCTAACCTCCGGCACAGGTCCATCTTATCTTGGGTGTTCATATATTAACTCGGCTCTCTAGGAATCCGTCTACATAGTCGCAAAGCTCACTAGCAGACATATGGATACGACCCGCAGCATCAGGGCTTGGGTGTGTCCGGCTCTTACAGTCATCAAGCATTGCCATAGCATCGTCGATGATGTCTTTGAGTACGTGTTCAATCTCGTCCATAGGGGCTATCCTTTCCATAGGGGGGGTACTTTTGTATAGGGGGGTACTTTTGTATAGGGGGCTATGCTTCAGCCCACGGGTACAAAAACTTCTTTTTGATGTGCCACTTTTCTACGATAGGCTCTCCAAACTCGTCTTCATCAACTACAATCCACGCAACAGTCTTTAGAACTTTTGCCTTACGAGATTCTCCATGAAACAAAGGTCCAACAAAGACTTCATGTGGATACTTGTCAGCAAGCCAACCAGTGTTTTCCGTAAACTCAAAGAAGTTGCCTCGGGACTTTTCGATGAAATTGCCCAGAAGATCAGACTCTTTTAGATTTTGTGCATAAGCCATTAAATTGTTCCTTAGTTAGTGATGCAAGGAGTGTAACAGACTGTCAGTCAGTGTCAAGCCCTCATTTTCCCACGGTGGTCAGTCAATTTCCCACGGGGGCCTAAGGCTCATTTTCCCACGGTGGTCAGTCAATTTCCCTCGGTGGGTCTCTCATTTTCCCACGGGGGCCTCATTTTCCCACGAGGGTCTAAGGCTCATTTTCCCACGAGGGTCTAAGGCTCATTTTCCCACGAGGGGGTCATTTTCCCACGGGGGAGGTCACATTTATTTCGAATACTTTAAGTATTTGTCTAAAAGTTAGTACGAATTTGATGTAAATCTGATGCACGCAAAAAGTGCATACAAATTTAGCTAAAATACTTTAGGTTCTAGGTGCATCTAGATTTAGCTAAAATACTTTAGGTATTTAAGTCAAATCAGTCTAGACACCGCCTAGTTACCAGAAATTGCACCTAGATTTAGCTAAAATACTTTAGGTATTTTGCACAGTTTAGATATGAATATTTGCATAGCTCATATTCCGAAATTGCATGTCAATAGAAAAGATTGCTTGACAACCATTTTTGCATAGCTCCTATGACGATATTAGA